GGCCCAACGAGGTCAAGGATCAGCGCAAACCGCAGCTCATCGGCGGGGTCTCGATTCCGCAACGGCCGATGCTGAGCATCCCGAGTCTCGACCATCCGATCCAGCTCGTCCTGAACGCGGAAAAAGCCGCGCATCTGGGCGTCTCGATTCACCCCCTGAGTGACGACGCCGAAGAAGAGACTGCCGAGGTCCTCCAGGGGCTCTATCGGCGTATTGAGGTGCAGAGTCGCGCCAGCTTGGCGCGGTCCTGGGCCTTTGAGCGGGCCGTCAAGGCCGGTCGCGGCTACTACCGCGTGATCACCGAGCCGGACCCGGATAGCGACGACCCGTACGACCAGAAAATTACGATCAAGCGCATTTTGCAGCAGGGGAGCGTCGTCCTGGACCCGTTCGCGCAGGAGGCCGACTGCTCAGACGGCGAGTGGGCCTTCGTGGTCAACGACATGCCGTTTGACGCCTATAAGCGGCGGTATCCGAAGAGTGCCATGGCCGCTTACAGCGAAGAGGAACTCTCGGCGGTCGGAATCTCGACACCGTCCTGGGTCTCGGGCGATGAAGGCGCGTCCCGCGCCGTGCGCGTGGCGGAATACTACCGGCTCGAGTACACCACGTCGAGGAAAGTGCTGCTCGACGACGGGTCCGAGTCCGACGAGGACGCGATTCCCGAGGGACGCACGCCACGCGAGGGACGGGACGCCCGACAGCGCGTCGAACGCACGCCGACCCTCTACTGGAGCACGATCAACGCCGTCGAGGAACTGGAACCCAAGCAGGAGATGGACGGGCGCTACATTCCCGTTATTCCGGTCATTGGCCGTGAGCTGATCCCGTTTGGCCAGGAACGCCGCTACGTCGGCATGATCGAACCCAACAAAGACGCCGTGCGCCTGCTGAATTACAGCGCGTCGTCCGCCGTCGAGATGTCGAGTTTAGAGACCAAAGCGCCCTACATGATGGTGGAGGGGCAAGAAGAAGGCCACGAGCAGGAATGGCAGCTCTCGAACGTGCGGAATTTTCCCTACTTGCGCTATAGCCCTGTCAGTCTCAATGGCCAGCCCGCGCCCCCACCGCAGCGGACCCAGGTGGACGCGTCCCGGCTCGGCCCCAGCATGTTGCTATTGCAGCAGGCCCGCGAATTTATCCACGAAGGCACCGGGGCGTACGAGTCAGCCCTCGGGCAACAGACCCCGGCCGCGAAGAGTGGGAAGGCGATTCTCGCGCTCCAGAATCAGCACGATAGCGGCAGCAGCCACTTCATCGACAACCTGGCCGAGATTAGCCTGACGTACGAAGCCAAAGTCATCCTCGACCTGATCCCGCACATCTATGACCGGCCCGGTCGGATTGCGCGGATTCTCGACCTGGAGGACGAACCCCAGACTGTCATGCTGAACGCGCCGTTCCGGCGTGACCCGCAGACACAACGCCCGATCCCTGCCCCAGGCCCGCCGTCGATGCCGCCGGGTGGCCCCATGGGCATGGGCGGGCCACCGATGGGTCCAGGGGGACCCCCGATGCTCCCCGACGCCGCTCTTCTGCCTTCTGGCGGTTCGTCGATGGGACCGGGCGGTCTCCCGATGGCTCCCGGTGGCCCACCGATGCCGCCTGGAGCACCACCAATGCCGCCTGGGGCACCACCAATGGGGCTGCTGCCGCCACCGCCGTCTGGACGGCCGGTCGAACTCTACGATCTGCGGAAAGGGCGCTACGGCATCACGGTCAGTATCGGGCGCAGCTACAAGAGTCGGCGCGAAGAGGGGGCGGACGAGATGGGCCAGCTCTTCCAGGCCAATCCGAGCCTGTTCCCGATATTGGGCGATATTTACCTGAAATTCCGCGATTTCCCCGGCCATTTGGAAGCCGCGGAACGCGTCAAGAAGATGTTGCCGCCGCCGCTCCAGGACCAGGACGAGGGTCCCGACCCCCAGATGCTCCAGCAGCAGGTGCAGGAGTCGGGGCAGATGGTGGAGGAACTCACCAAGGCGCTGGATGAGAAAACGCAACTCCTCGCCGCCGACGCGCAGAAACTCCAGGCCCAGACCGCACAAACACAGATGGATAACCAGGCGAAGCTCGACATCGAACGGATGCGGATCGAAATCGAACGGATGCGGAACGAGACTGAGCTGACCATCACGGCCATGAAAATTAAAGCGGATGAGGCCGAGGAGCGACTCAAGTCCGATACGCGGCTCGCGGAATCCGAGCAGGCGAGTGCGACCAAGATGATGCACGACGTGACCGAGCACCAGCACCGCGAGGAGATGGCCGTCCTCGACGGGCTCCAGAAAGACGCCCAGGCGGTGCAAGCGGCTGAGTCGGACGCGCCGGCCACCGTCCTCTCCATCGACATGACGCCGACAGACGAGGTCGAGTGATGCCCCCACAACCCAGACAGCAACGTGTCCAGCTCACGACCTACGAGCGGGAATTACTCCAGGCCGTAAACGACCGCCGACTTGACCGCGATGACCCGGAAGTCCAGGCCGTGTTGCAACGCGTCAACGCGCCCCCGACAGACGAAGTGTGGTTGTCGCTTGGTGGGCCGGGTGACGGTGTGACGACTGAGCAAGTGAGTGGGCCATCACTGGAAGAGCTACGCCGACGCGATGAACAAGCGCAACGGGCACGGCGTCGTCCCCCCACTATTGGGAGTGTCGCACGCGATGCCTGGGAGGGCGCTGTTGTGCCGGCCTGGGAGGTCGCAAAGGACATAGCCACGCAAACAGTCGGGAGGAACCCCTATTCGCAGGAGATGCAGGACAGGCTGCGCGAGCAGGGGCTCCCGACCGACCCGCGCATCGAAGGTCCATGGGGGGCGCTAGAGGCCGCGACCGGGGCGCTTCCCGCGACGGCCGGGATGTTGTATGACGCAGCGACGGGCGAGGCAGATCCCACTATTCCCGACCTGGTGCATGACCCGCCGACGTGGCGGAGCACACTGGCCGAGCGCGGTGCCCCGACGTGGGGGCAGAACATCGGGACCGTGGGGGATCTCCTTGTTGGTCCCGAGGACCTGTTCGCTCCTGGGGCTTCTGCGGTTGCGGGCCTCGGGCTGGGCATTGGCCGCGGAATAGTCAAGGCAGTCACGGCGGCGGACAAGCTCATTCCGCCGTCATTGCGTGCGCTGAAAGACGTATTAGACCCAAAGGACTGGAACGCCTTCCGTCGAGGCGTGGAGCGCACGCCCGGAGCGACACGTCCCCTGTCGATATTGCTTCCCTCGGAGATAGCACCGCTCACTCGGTCAGTCGGCGGGGTGGGACGGTTCATGGACATCTACAACCAGTTGCCCGACGTGAATTATCTGGCGGCGGCTGTTCGGCGAGGTGCGCCAAAGCGCGGATGGTATGCGAACAGTCGGCAGGCGTTGACGGACATTCTTGGGGACGATGCCGATATGTTCACAGGCCTGTTGGCGTCGATGTCGCCGCAGACCAGCGTCGAGAGCAACCTGACGAACGCGCTGAATACGTTCGTCAACTGGCGTGCGGCTGGGCGACCCAGAGGGGAGCAGGAGATCACGGCCATTCTGGGGCGGAGCGTGCAGGGGGGCACCGACAAGAGTGTGCTGGAGTCGTGGACGCCCAACTCGGTGCGCGTCCTGCAAGGGGGGCAGTCAATCTCTGGCCCAAAGATCGACCAGTTCTGGCTGGCGCTGCGGGAGCGCGCCCTGAACACCAAGGCCGGAACGATGGACACTCAAGAAGCGATGGTCCTGGATGCCTGGATGGGGAACCTGATGGGGGCCGACCAGAGGCTCTGGAGCGGTAACCTGAACAAGAAGAATGTGGCAGCACGGCTCGCGGAAGGCGACCCCGGTGCTACTCCCGCCTATTTGGCTGGCGTAGCCAAGATGCGAGAAGCCGCGAAGAAGGTGGGCGTCGAAGGGGCCGAGGCGCAGGAGATGGCTTGGTCTACCGCGATGGCACTGTATGAGCAAGCTTCCGCACTGGGGATCTCCGCCAGGGAGGTCTTGCAACGGGGGTTGCTGACGGATGAGGCCGTCGCGGGGACGCCGGACTTTGCGACGCTGCTCCGAGATCCCGAGTTTGCGTCGATTCTCAGTCGAGACCCGGAGCTGTCGTCACGTATAGCGTCATTGACGCCCACGCCACGGGCGGCCACGGACGCCATCCCCATGAGCGAGGCGGACCAGCGTCATCTCCTGCGCGTGGCTGACACGTTGGACGAGCTGCGCGCCATGCGACTCACCGATACGGCGGTAGAGACGCCACGGTCGCCCGCAGGGACCCTCGCGGGAGTCCTGCCGACTGAAGCGGTCACAGACCAGCAGTGGTCGTCACTGCTGCCTTACAGTGCCACCACAGAGGGGAGGCGTGTACATCGGTCTCCTCGTATTGCCGGAACCGGGGAGAACCTCCGCGAACAACAAGCGCTATTGGACGCGGCCCTTGGAGGCGACACGGGATCGAGATTGAGAGGGAGGGGGTCGTGGGTCGATGACGCGGGCCAGTTGCAGGAGAACCCGCTCGCATCGTATGGGTTCACAGGGCCAGAGAGACGTGGGGGTGTCCTCCCGGTTGACATGGAGCGACGGTTGCGAGCCGCACGGAATATTCTCGCGGGGGGCACGGGACAATCCGCCGCCGTGCACGTTGTGATCAACCCTCGGGTTGATCGCGTACGGCATAACGCCGCCACGATTTACACGCAACGTGCCCCGACAGGGCCGGCGATATCAGCCTTCGCGGCGGATCTGCGCGCACTAAATGTGACGGGGAGTTTTGCCCCGGTCCATAGCGGCCGATCCGTCCGCGTGCTGCGATTAGATGAGGATTTTCTGCCGACGCCGCTATCAGCGTCTGAGGAGGCCTCCGTGCGGCAGCTAGCGAGACGGCATCTCGGGACCGAGAACGCGAAGGGGCAGATGTCCGCGCCACGGATGGAAACCGGGGAGAACGTGGCGAAAAGAGGCTATGAAGAAATCGCGCAGGGCGCAAAGCAGGATACTGGGGAACGCGTGGGTCGGATGGTGGGAGACAAGTCGGACTGGGCGCAGCTTCCGTCAGCCGTGCAAAACCGCATGGACACGGCGGTGAAGGCGTGGGCGACCAGACTGCTCAACATCTACGATATGCCACGCATTCTCCGCGAACGCCCCGATGAGGCCAGAATGCTTGAGATTCTCGCCTCATCAGGAGCGTCAGGGTTGGCAACGGCCCGCGAGTCTGGCGTGGTGTTGCCCGCGCTAGCGGCGCTAGGATTTCACCTTACGCCGTCTGGGTCGTCGGGGACGGTCCCGCAGGGCGAGGAGTCGTGAGTACTCAGCCCGCGTCCACGCCACCACGTCTGGCATCACAGTGACGTAATGTAGCCAATTTTTGTACCGACAGTCGTCCTTGTCCATTGTGGCAAGTGCGAGTTTTGTCGCCTTGATCTCTGCGTCGATATTCCTGTCAAGTTCGCGCTCGCAATACCGGATCTTCTCTTCCAGGCGCAGCGAGCCGTACAGCATGGACATTCCCACGCGGCGCTTGCCGGTGTAGGGGTCATGCGCGGGATCGTGTGGGGGTTTCATACAACACCTCATCGTGCGCGGGAGAACCACCCACCTGGCGTGGGTTGGTGACCGTCATAGGGCCGCGCCCCTCGGGTCGTCTGGATGAGCGGATGAGGTGCAGAAGGCGCACCCCATCAGGGGGTAGTATACCAAAAAGGACGCTGTCGCTGCACGTCCTCGCTTTCTCGGCGCATGTGTGATATTTATGCACTGTTGACAGACTGACGTTTTTACTCGGGCGCGACTGATTCCCGCGCCGACAACCGCTCCCCGGCGGGGTGAAAACGACAAGGGGATACACGACGCGGGGGCGTGTTTTTGGGCTGAATGCAGCCCTGGACGCGCCCTTTTTGTTGTGGTCCCCCTTTTTTGACGCGAGTGCTATGGCTACTGACGCAGGACAGGTCACCGAGGGCGATATCACCATCGACTCAAACCACGAGTCGGCGGATCAAATTTCCATGGCTTTTCAGGCTGATCCGTCCCCGTCTGAGGACGCCCCCGCGGTTGAGGCCGTCGAGG